TGCTTGAAATTGATCGGTGTTCATCTTTATTTACTTTATTTAGTGAATGTAGGGCTATTGTGCCTGCATCTAAGGTAGCGGTCAACACTTTTTGTTTACTAATTTACATCAGTTTGTATCAATATACGTTTCTCTGCCTATTGCCTTCTCAGTAGCATGACACTCTGGGCAGTACCAGCACACACGGTATTTCACCATTTCTCCATCTGTTACTCGCTCTTGAAAGCCTATGACTTCGCCCATTGTTTCACCACAGGGGCAGGGCTTCTCAGATAAGTCATCCATTGATTTGTCCTTTTGCTAAATGCCAAGTTGCAGCAGTGTATTCCCAAGGTTCAGATGCCTTAACAGGGTATCTTGCAGCAGGATGCGGAAGGATTGAGTGAGGCCAGTAAGTCTTAGCTACGATCTTAGGGTAACGATCTAACTGGGCAAACGTGCATAGCTCTACCCCAGCCTCTGAAGTCACTATGTCCCCATTCTTTGACTTATTGCCTAGATACAGCGTTCCATCTTTGTAATAGTGATTAACTTTGATCATGCTTCCTCCGGTCTGTAGTCGGTTTCATATTTATTGGATTTACCCAGATTACAATCTTCACATAAGAGCTGGAGGTTATTGTACTCAAGAGCTAATTCTGGGTATTTAGATTTGGGTTTGATGTGGTCCACATGAATAACCACGCCATGCTTGCGCTTTGAGCGTCCACACAGCATACACTCGCCAGAATGCTTTTCTAACACCCTGTAGCGTAATGACCGCCATTCTGGAGATTCGTAGAACTGCTTAGAGCTTTGCTTGGTTACTTTGATTTTGCGCTTTTGCTTAGGAGACTTAGAGTATTTCTTCGCAGGGATGTCTTGAGGCTGTGGCTTCCAATCCCATGATCCAGTGTCTTTTGACATCGGGTTTAGGTGCTTGGGTTTCTGTTTCTTGGTCTTGTTGTTCCGGTAGTTCAGCAAGGTCTGGTAATCAGCTTCACTTACGTCTTTGCCTACTAAAGACTTGAAGCCTTTAACCCCAAGCCGCTTCATCTTGTCTATCTGTTTCTTGCTGAATCCGTTAGTGACTGACCGTAGTGCCTGTATGTGTTCAGTAGTTATTATCATGCTTGACCCGAGATGTCTGTGAGTTGTGCTGGCAAACAAGCCCCTACCCCAGAGAAAGAGGATACGGGCTGGATTTGACCGTCGAAGCCATGTTCGTAGGCTATCGGGTTACGCCTCTAGGAAGTCAGCGTAGACCAGCAAATTAAGTGTCCTTCCCGACACCCTCCGCGCCATTATTTGCTTTACAAGCTGGCTTGACCCTGCGGTTTCTTCATAGGTCTTTAGATCAAAGTCGGTGCGTTAGCCTTTTCGGTATCTCCACCGGAGACCCAGACAGGTGACATTTCTCTCAATGATCGAGTCGGATGGGAGTGACTAGATATAGGGGAAAGGGATTGTGACAAACACTATATATTGTGTATACTTGGCTTGTCGGGTTTCTAACTCTTCCTAGTTCTAGTCGGAATTTAGGGCTGTCAACCCACCGACCCTTTGATGTTATTCTCCTTTGTAAGAAATTGCAAGCCCCTCTCCACAAGGGGCTTTTTTTTGCCTGTTAAAATTGCCACGGCAATCCGCAAAGTTGCCACGGCAATTGCAAAAGTCACATATTCAGGTGGTAATTTTCAGTTGAATTTACCTTTACAACGACAAATGTGGGTAAAAAATCTTCCGAATTGTCGCACTATGTCAATAAAAGTTGTTGACCCTTGTCTACATTAGCAGTAGACTGTCTGGGCATATCTAAAGGAGATTACTATGCAAACATCAGAAAATATCAATGAACTCGCAGCAGCTCTGGCTGTTGCACAAGGTCAAATGGGTGGTGCGTCCAAAACTGCCGACAACCCATTCTTTAAATCTAAGTACGCTGATCTAGGTAGTGTTATTGCCGCAGCTAAAGACCCACTCGCAGAAAATGGGCTTTCGTATGTGCAATTCCCTTTCAGTATGAATGGTGAGGTAGGTGTCACCACAAGGTTGATGCACTCATCTGGTCAGTGGCTACAGAGTATGTTTTCCATCCCTGCACCTAAGACAGATGCCCACACATACGGTGGATTAGTAACCTATTGCCGTAGGTTCAGTTTGCAAAGCGTATTAGGAATTCCTGCTGAAGATGACGATGGCAATGCTGTTACCCAAGCTGCTAAGACTCTCATTAACGCAGGTCAGGTTGCGTCTCTTCAGGCTTTAATGGAGATGACTGACACTAAAGAGTCCCAGTTCCTCAAAGCCTATGATGTGGAGAGTTTAAAGCAATTAACCACAGACCAGTTCAAACACGCTGTTCCTTTACTTGAGAAGAAAAGAGAGAGGCAATCATGATCCAAGGTAGTGATGAATGGCTACAAGCCCGAGTTGGCGTAGTCACAGCCAGTAACTTCTCTAAGGTCTTCACCACGGCTGGTAAGTTATCTACTAGCCGTGAAGGTCTTATCAATCAGTTAGTAGCAGAGAAGCTCATAGGCCAGCCTACAGAGACGTTTAAGTCTGACGCAATTAGTCGTGGCAATGAACTCGAACCCCAAGCCCGAGCGATGTTTGAGATGCTCATGGGCGTTGAGGTACATGAAGTTGGTTTAATTAAGATGAAGGATCATGAGATAGGCTGTAGTCCTGACGGCCTATTTGATGACACAGGCATTGAGATAAAGTGTCCACTGCCTGCCACGCACTGCGCTTATCTTCGTGCGGATAAACTCCCTACTACCTACGTCCAACAGGTACAGGGGACAATGCTTGTTTTGGGGCTGGATAGGTATTTCTTTATGTCTTTCCACCCTGAGATGAAACCCCTTATTATTGAAGTCAAACGCGATAATGAGATGTTAGAACTGGCAGAGCCTCTACTCATAGAGACTGCTGAAATTATTAAATCTGAAACTTTACGATTGAGGAAAGAGAATGACTAATTACGACAACAGCAACCGTGGCGCATTGTGGAAGAATGACAACCAGACCACTGAAAAGCATCCAAATCTCAAAGGTAGCGCAGAGATAAATGGCGTTGATTACTGGGTTTCTGCGTGGACTTCTAAAGAAGGTGGTAAAAAGCCTTTGGTAAGCCTTTCGTTTACTCCGAAGGATGAAAAGCCAAGCGTTCCTGCTGTAGCTTCACCTGACGATGACTTTGAAGACGACCTACCATTCTGAGGAACTTATGATTGATTTTGGGAAAGCATTAAGAGCTGCCCAAGAGGAGCAAGGCGTAACGTCGGTAGAACTGGCGAAACGCTTTGCTGTTCATAAGCAGCAAGTCTCCAGATGGAGATACCAACAGGACGCTAGTCTGTCTTTAATCTCTAAACTTGCAAAGGAACTCGAAGTAGATGAGCTAGAGTTCATTGCTAAGGGGCTACCATGATGGTATTTGATACCGCAACAGATGCGATTGAAGAAGCAGTTTTTTGTGCGGATTCTGAGCATATCCCTTACGTTATCGTGTTTGATGACAAAGGGTTTGGTGTATGCCCATACGACGAGGTTGAGGATATATCATTAGTAATGGAATATATAACTGGCACTTATCTATGAGGCCAAGACATTACGCAGCAGAGATACTGGCACTTAAGACCAGAGAAGAAAGGAGGGAGGCTTTATCTAAAGTGCCTCCTGACTACCAAGAACGTGTGAAACTTTATGTGGAGAATGAATTTGAGCGAAGGAAATACACTCGCAGACCTTGAGCGGATAACCGCTGAGTTTGCCCAAGCAGAAGCAGAGAAGCAGTATCTAATGGAGTTTCGTAAATCCAAGAAGGCCATACTCATGGCAGAGGCAGAAAGATCAGACCACTCTATGCCGATTGCCAAACAAGAAAGATATGCGTACTCTCATCCTGAGTACCTTGAATTGTTGGAAGGGCTAAAGGTTGCAATAGAAAAAGCAGTCCTGTTGCGGCACAAGATTCAAGTAATGAACATGAGGTTTGAGCAATGGCGAAGCAAGCAAGCGACTCTGAGACAAGAAATGTCTATCAGATAAGCGATGAATTGAAATTCTTGTCTATGATTTATCCAGTAACAAGCAAGTTATTTAGCATTAAGTTGCTTGAATCGCGCATGAAACACATGGACTCTAAGACTAGATTAAGAGCCATTCGGGTAATTAATTCCCTACAAACAGGGAAGCCCTACAGATTATGAAGCGCAAGCCAAAGGTAAAGTCTAGCAAAGTCTTACGGCAAGAATGCCTCAAAGCCATCCAGAGACTGTGTAGACTAGCCGCAGCGGATGATGATGGGAATTGCGCTTGTGTGTCTTGCGGTTGTGTAAAACATTACTCAGCCTTACAAGGTGGACACTTCCTAGCTAAAGGCTCATCTAGTTACTGGGCGTTAAAGATAGAAAACGTCCACCCTCAGTGTGCCTCTTGTAATATGTGGGGCATGAGATACGGATCAGCCGCCCAGCAGTACACCCTCTGGATGGAGGATATGTACGGAAGGGACTTTGTTGATGAAATGATAGCCACTAAATCTAATCCTATTAAGCTCTACAAAGCTGACTACGAAGAGATGCTTGCTGAGTTTAACGAGCAGATTAAATACCACGAGAATCGTGTCAAATGATTGATGTGACTTTAACCGAAGAAGAGCAGTTAATGTGCCAAGAAAAAGCCAAGGCTAGGTACAACATTGCTCGAAAGTTAGGGCTGACTCAGTTAAGAATAGATACATCACCAAGGAATGTTGAGCTATTAGGCGTTCAGGGAGAGATGGCGTTTGCTAAGTTATTTAGCCTTCACACTCCTATGGTAGAGCATGGCGCAGATGCTGGCTGGGATTATGAAATTAACGGAATTACCATAGATGTTAAGACCGCTTTTAAGCCTAACCACAGATTGCTATTTAGAGAGTTATCAGCATTTAAGGCCAGAGTTGCGGTACTTGTCGTCAAGATAGACGAAGATGTGTTTCGCATAAAAGGATGGGTAAGCAAGAAAAACTTTGCAAACTGGGCAGAGCCAATGGACGATGATGGGTTTGCATTGCCAAATAATCGACTTCGCAAGATACAAAACCTCTGGCTCAACACAGCAATCAAGGGCTTAAAATGACTGAATATGTAATAGCCATGTCAGCAAAAGAAATGACTGAATATCTAAGCAATGAGTTCAATGACCTGCCAGATGACGCAAGAAGGTGTATTGCAACCATGATGGCTATGATTATGGATCATCATGATTTTTTAGAAGACCAAGGTCTTACTGAAAAGTTTGAGTTTGAATACGACAGCAATGAAGGGGAATTACATTGAAATCCACAGACTACCAAGTAGCTGGCGACCACTACAAAAAGCTCAAGATTCAACCCATCGAATACATTATGGCAAATCAATTGCCCTTTGCTGAGGGTTGTATTGTGAAGTACGCAACACGCTGGAGAGACAAGGGAGGAGTGGACGATCTGAGAAAGATCAAGCAGTTCTGTGATTTCATCATTGAGTCAGAGCTGGAAAAGCTAAAGAACGTCCAGCTTTAGTAATGACCCTTCCTGATTAGGTCAGTAACCTCTATAGCCCTGTTACCGACCTGATTAGCCCACTTAGAGTCTAAGAACTCATCAGCAGCAGTCTCATAGTCTTCTTCAGACATCGCGTGTAGCGCCTTCTTGAACGTCCTGAGACGAGTCATGCCCAAGTTAAAACATAGGTTAATCATCGCGTCCTGTCTGGCTCTACACAGCTCTGGATACCACTTGAAGTTCATGAGTAATTCTCTGTCACAACGCTCAATATCGTTGTCTAACAGGTACAGCACCTCATCCTCAGACAGTCCTATAGAGTCTAAATTCCTACCAACCCCAATAGTAATGTCCTCAGTCAATACATCCTCATAAGGCTTTAATCTCATGCCTTCATGCTTGATTAAGAGGCGCTGCAATCTATTCATGACTTTCGGAATAATCCAGTGGCATTAAAGAGAGTAACAACAGCAGCAACAATATCATGAGCCACAGGCTGTAGCTTATCAAACGACTCGTCAATATCATCAGCCTTATCAAGAGCCGCTTTGAGCATAATATCAAACGCAGCAAGTTTCTCTTTGCCAGCGCCATCATCAGGAATAGTCTCTTCTATGAGTTTGACTATCTCCACAACGGTATTCCAGAGCTTCCGCACCCAAGACAGGTAGGTAAGTATGTTCATATTTTACACTCCACAGTAAGTAAGATTGCTTCAACACCCCAGACATTAGGCACAACCTCCACCCAATGTGGGTTTACTATAACAGGCTTTACACCGAGACTACATCCCGACCTTTTCAGATGTTGATAGTGTAAGCACCCAGTTGACAAGAGCGAGAATGCCAACAGCAACAGAATCCACGGTAGCCTCGTCCACTGGTAGCGCATAACCGAATGCCTCTGCTGCCTGAATAGCCGCCCAGAATACCCCTGTGAGTGCCGTAGCGGTGATTTGACGGCTTTTCCACTTAGCTGGGTCTGAAACTACCTTGCCTTTCTGTAATAGCGTGATAGCCGCCTTTGCCTTCTTAATCATCTTCTACGTCTTCCAGTAAGTTATATGATAGGGAGGTTTTGTAGATGTCCAACAGGCCAATAATCGTAATCTGATTAACGCCTAACTCAATGTAATGCTCAACCCACTCACCTAAACGGTCTAGCGCTTCCTCAGTCAAACGGTCATTCCGTACATCTGGAAACTCAATTGTGGTCATCCTATATACCTTACGGCTGCGCCGATTGCCGCTGCTAAGACTAGCCAGACTATCCTTTCGGCTGATTTACCTTTAACAACACTCTCAGACAAGCGGTCTACCTTCTCGTCCATTGAGTCTACCTTAGTCTCAATATGCGACTGCCGATTAAACACAGTAACAAGTCTTTCCTCAACACGCGCCAGTGACACGATAGCTTCTTGGAGTGTGTCAATCTTCTTCTCTACTCTGCTCAATCGGTCTTCCATACTACACCTATAATGTCAGGTCAGGAGCTTTGCGAGAAGCTCTGATTTGGTAAACGTGACGAAGCGCCTCTCCTCCGTCACGGTGAAATGTAATCTGCGTCATAACACTTGATGCTGAGTAGCCATGACCTGCATGGTAAGAGTCTGGAAAAGCTAACGTCCCGAACGATTCCACGAAAACGCCGTTATCAGTCTCTATCGCGTTCTGATGATGGATGTGTCCGACTAGCCACTTGCGGTAGTTAGTAGACGACCATTGCTCTGGAAGCATCCTTGGCAAGATAGCTGCAAGTTTAGCAGCCTTCACTTTGTCGCC